GCTTCACGCCGGAGAAATTCCAGTCCACGAGCTGCTGCACGAGCCCGGGGAGGTTCCCGATCCCGTGATTCTCGATCTCGCAGATCAGGTCCTTGGTCGCCTCGACGTACAGGTCCTCATCGTCGGACTGCTCCTCGCCGAGCGAGCGCGAGCCGGAGCTGGTCTCACCGAGCAGCCGCGACTTCGTCCCCATGCCGTGTGCGATCTCTGAGTTCTCTCCGCTGATGACGCTTCGCATCCGGTCTACCGCAGTGGCGCCATCGCCGGACATGCCGGCGAACCCGAGCTCGACCTTTGAGCCGTCTGGCCCCATCGGGAACACGACGTACGACTCGGCGGGCGCCTGCCCGCGCATCGCCTTCACCGCCTCTTCGACCTTCGGAATGAACTTCGCGGGAAGGCTCGTCGGGTAGTGCCCGACCGGCATGGGCGCGCCGGCCTTCTGGGCCCAGATCGCCGAGTAGCGAACCAGCGCGTCCTTCCGGTACCACGCGCCGTAGACGGACCGGATCTTCGGACGGCCCTCGAGGCGCGCGCCATGGAGGTCCCAGGCGTATAGCGTGAGCTGTCTCGCCTTGATCGGGTCCTGGAGCTTGTAAGCCTCGGTCGCGCTGCGATATGTGCGCAGGACCTGCACGAGCTCGTCCGTGTCTGAGAGCTCCCAACCATGCGGGTCGACGCTGCGGGGCTCGAGGTACTGCAGGCGGTCGAATACGACCCTGCCGTCCACGACGCGCGTCGACTTGTTGAACAGCGCGAAGCCGCATTTCAGGAACTGGAGGATCTCTCCCAGGCGCTGGGCCTTCCAAGAGGTCTGCGTCCAGTAATCCCGTCCGTACTTGTCTCCGCTCGTGCGTAGCAGATTGGCCGAGACGAACTCCGCGATCTCCTTGTCGATCGGCTTGTCGGAGGCGGCCTGGATCTCCCACTTCCCGGTGATGAGCGGGAGGATCACGGAGTCGAGACCCTCTTTCACCATGGGGTCCGATTCCATGCGATCGAAGACGTCCCATCGAGCATCCGGGGAGAGTTGCGTGAGGTACTCGTACTGGAACTCCCCGTAACCGAACGGCACGCCGGACGACGTGGCGCGCATCTTCACGCGGGTCTCGAGCGTTGAGATCTCGGACCGAAGCGTCTCGACCTGATCGGAGGTCGCGAGGTTGAAGACGCGCGCGACCGCCCTCTCTAGGACGTTCGCCATCAGAAGTCCATCGTGGCGAAGCCACCTTCGAACTGCGGCTCCGGCTCGTGCACGATGGTGGGCCCGCCGATTCCGGAGACCCTGGCCAGCTGCCAGATCATGTAGTCTGCTGCGTCCGAGGCGTGCGTGCGGTCAGGGTCCGACTTGTCGATCTGGATCTGGCCCTTCTTCCACGAGACGCGCTCCCAATCTTTCGTAAGCTCCTCGATGTGAGGCGCGATATGGATCGTCATGCCGCGGCCGGCCAGGTGGTAGTTCGTCTGGTCGACGCGGTCCTTCTGTCGCGGGTTCGCCTTCGGGACGTTGAACGTGAGCCAGCGGAATCGCGGCTCGAGCGTCTCGCGGAGGATCTGGTAGTCGTTCTGGCCAGACGTCGATCGCGCGGCGCCAGCGGCGTCGCCAGTCACGATGACCTCGCCCCTGTGGCGATTGCCCCACCTATAGACGAACTCCTCGGCGGCTTCGGCGGTCGTGCCGGATCGGCCGAGCGCGATCTCGTCGAGGTATCGGATCTCGGTCGTGGTCATCTGACCGATCTCCCACCGCATCGCGTCGACGTTAAAGTCGCAGGCGAGCATCAGGGGGAGGGACGGATCGTACCGGGGCACCTGCTCTTGGTGCTTCGCGCGGTCGAATGGCTTGTAGCATCGGCCGACGCGCAGCGGAACGAACTTCCCGCGGCCGTACGCGTCGAGCAGGGAGTCGTCGTAACCGTACAGGTCGACGAGGCGCTGCGGGTAGAAGCTGGCCAGCGACTTCGGCCACGCGCGGCCCCAGATCGTCCGGCGATCACCCTTCGGGTGCGAGAAGAGGTCGGCGAAGAAGTTGATCCCCTCGGGCGTGCCGCCGAGCTCGATCCTGCGCACCCTGGCCTTCGGGTGCCGCGCGCGCGCCGATCCGCGCTCGTAGGCCTCGCGCGAGATCTGCCCGGGCTCGTCGAACGTGACGTCGCCGAGGTTCGGGCCCGCGAGCCGCGCCGGGTTCTCGGCCGAGCGGATCCACGTGCGATCGCCCCACGGCCAGAGGAACGCCTGCCTCTGGCTTTCGTACTTGACCTTGATCCCGAGGTCTTCCCAGATCTTGGGCCACTCCTCGATGTGGATCATCCTGGCCATCGTGAATGTCGGAGTCACGAGCATCCCGTCGACGCCCGCGTTCACTCGCCGCAGGATGAGCTGCTTGATCGCGAGCGCGTACGACTTGCCGCAGCCGAGCGGTCCTACGATTGCGGTCTCGCCTGGTTCGAGGTCGCGCCAGAGCGCGCGTTGATGGGACAGCCCCTCGACGCGGAAGGCGACCTCCGGGACCGACAGGAGGCTACCCATCGCCCTCGACTCCGCGTCGGTCGAGGATGTCTCGGAGCGCGTCTTCGACCTGGACCTCGTCTGCGTCGCCGAAGACCAGCCGTATGTTCGGAGGCGGGGCGCTGGGGTTTCCGAGATGCTCGATGCGGGCCTGACGCTCGCGGAGCCGTCCGATCGTCTCGAGGTAGGAACGCACAATTCGGTCGTACGACTCGAACGTGACGCTCTTGCCGCCTCCACCGATCGAACTGGGGATGCCTCCGCGCTCGCTCTCCTCGTACTTTCGAATGAACCGGACGAGGTTGAGTTCTGCAAGTGCGATCTGCCGGTTGAGGTTGGTGGTGTCGACGAGGAAGGCTTCGAAATCCTCGCGGTCCTCCACGGATCGGATGGCCCGCGAGAAACGGAAGTTGGCGCATGGTGCGCCGCCGTTCTTGGGATCACCAGGAGCGCGAAGCTGATGGCCGCCGCTGTGAGCGCGGCACGTCGATGTATATGTCCCGTCCTCGCGCTTGTAGACCTTGGCCCGGCAGCGCTCCCCGGTCCGCTTGCTCTTCGCCGTGCAGGTCCGCGCATCACCCATTCACCCCGCCCGCCCGCTTCGCCTTCTTGCCGGTGAACTTCTCCCAGCGATCGACGATCACGTCGCAGTAGGCGGGGTCGAGCTCCATCAAGAGCGCTTTACGCCCCATCCTCTCCGCGGCGATCAACGTCGAGCCCGAGCCACCGAAGAGGTCCAGGACGCGTTCGCCGGGCTTGCTCGAGTAGAGCATCGCGCGCTCGGCCAGCTCGACGGGCTTTTCGGTCAAGTGAACCATCGACGGCGGCGAGACCTTCTTGACCGACCAGACGTCGGTGGCGTTGTTGATCTTGGGGTTGAACCAATGGGCGGCGCCTTTCTTCCACCCGTAGTAGCAGGACTCGTGGTCGCCCATGAAGTCCTTCCGAGTGAGGACGGGCCACCCCTTGACCCAGACGACGATCTGCCCGAAGCGGAGGTCAGTGGCCTCGAGTGCTCGCGGGTAATTGAAGACGTTGCTGTAGCCGGCCCAGTTGTAGAACGCGCGCCCGGGCTCGAGCGCCTCGCGGATGTTCGTAAACCACGCCATGAGCAGGCCGTCGAACTTCTCGTCAGAGACGAAATCGTTTGCAAGCGGCCGATCCTTCGCGCGCATCTTCGTCGTGGTCGGCTTGGCCTTCGACGGGTGCCGCGCCAGGTCGAGGCTCTGATTCTTCTGCAGCTTTCGTTGATCTGGTGACGGCAGGCCTTTCGACGCCGAGGCGATCGAGTTGTTGGTCCGCGACTCGACCTTCACGTTGTACGGCGGGTCCGTGTTGACGAGATGCACCGGCTGGTTGCCCCGGAGATGTTCCACCAACTGAGGGCTCGAGCTGTCCCCGCAACAGAGCAGGTGGTCGCCGAGGGTGATCATGTCGCCGAGCTGCGTGATGGGCGTGTCCGGCGGCTCCGGGATGTCGTCGGGATCGGTGAGACCGTCGGTCGGGCCCGAACCGCGGATCATCTGATCGATCTCGACGTCGGTGAACCCGGTCATCGCGAGGTCTGCACCGGCGCGCTGTAGCTCCGCGATCATCGTTCCGAGCTGCCCTTCGTGCCATTCCCCAGAGATCCTGTTCAGGGCCAGATTCAGCTGGCGCTCGCTGGCGTCGTCGAGGTCGACGTAGACGACCGGGAGCGTGGTGATCCCCTCGAGCTCGGCGGCCTTGATCCGCTGGTGACCGCCGACCACGCGCTTCGTCCGGCTGTTCACCACGACCGGCTCCACGGCGCCCCACTGGCGCAAGGAGCGGCGAAGGGCCGCGAGGTCGTGGTCGCCTATGGTCCGGGGGTTGTAGGGCGCCCCCATCGCGGCCAAATCGGACGTGTCGACATTGACGACTTGCACGGTCAGGCGGCCCGCGGCGATGCACAGGCGATGGCGCTGTAAACACTGCGATTCACGGTCGAATTGAGTGGATGCGTCGCCGACGTCACGCCATGAATGGTGACGTCGAAAGGAGAACGACGATGGCCATACCGACCGACCTTTTCAAGCCGATCACGAAGGCAGAGCTGTTCGCGATGACGCCCAAAGAACTGGACGCGTACTGGATCGCCAGAAACCGCGCCCGCCGAGATGCGGGCCTCGATCACTACACCGTTCTGCGCGACACGACCCAGCCCGGGTGGCCGATCGTCGCGTCGATCGGTACGGAGGTCTGAATGCCGACCAGCGCAGTGCTCGACGACGTTGACGCCTTCCTCGCCCGAATGGACAAACGCGACATGGATCGCATCGACTAGAACCCCGTCGGGTTGCCGCCCGGCGTTTACGCGGAGGAGAACGAGATGACCGAGACCACCGAAACCCCAGGGACCGGCGACGCCGCTCCCACCGACCCCAGCCCGGCGACGCCCGTCTCGCCGGAGACGATCGCGGCCATCAAGGGCGCGAAGACCCAGCGGCACAAGTCGCTCGCGGAAGTGCTCGCCAACCAGCAGATCGGCTCGAAGAAGCCGGCCACGGAGGATCCGACCATGCCGAAGCAGACCAAGACCACCAAAGCCAAGAGCACAAAGCCGGCGCGCTCGCCGAAGATCGACCTCCGCACCTTCGCGATCCGCGTGACCCCGCAGGTCCAGGCCGCGATCCACAAGGCCGCGAAGGCCGCGGGGCTGTCCGGAACGGAGTGGGCGACGAACGCGCTCGTCAAGGCCGCCGCGAAGTAAGCCGGCGAGGCCCGCGAGCACGCCCGCCCCTCGGTCAACCGACCGGGGGGCTTTTTTTTGCGTGCGCGCCTTGCTCACGGCGCGAGACGGTAGACGCGAATGCTGTTACGTGGGTGAAACACCCACGGATGTTTCTGGCGGCTCCAGCACCGAACGCACGCGAGCGAGGGTCATCTCGAGCCGTCGCTCGAGCGTCTTCAGCTCGGCCGCTGTGTGATCAAGCAGCAAACATCGCGCACGCTGGCAATTGCGGCAGTAGGGCGTTCTCGCGCTCCGCGGCGAATCGCAGCAGTAGCACCGGAGGCGAGGGGAGGGCGCTGGCGTGGTCACGACGGCGGGCCCGATGGAGACTGCGAAGCCCAGTACTCGGCGAGCTGCTGACGGACGTTGCGCAGGAACACCTCGCGGCGCGCACTGTTCTGCCGCTTCGCCAGGTAATTGCACCCCGCGAGGAAGTCGTCGGCCTCGCTCCCGACGTGGATCCGGGTGATCACGACCTCGCTCAGGTTCTTCCGGTGCGGCCAGGTGTGCCGCGCGGCCGCCCACATGAACCGGAGCCAGCGGAGGGTGGTCACAGCGCCTCCCGCGAAAAACAACCGGTCGAGCTACCCATGGGGGTTACTGGCGAATCGGGGGTCAACCGAGCGCCTCACGATCCGATCTCCTCGACCGTGATCTTGGCCCCGGTGTGCCCGCTCATCGGCGTGAATCTCTTTTCGGCATCAAGGCGCACGATGCGAGCGTCGTCCGCGATGACGCCCGCGGTCGTGAGAGCGTCCTCGGTGCTGCGGATGAGCTTCGAGAGGTCGGGCTTGCGGAACGGCCCAAGAGCCGCTTTGCGCTTCGACAGGCTCGTGGGTTGCGGCAGCCAGAACGTCACGCGCAGCAGGAGCGGGCCATCGAGAGGAGCCAACCCGCACGCCGGGGCTTGACCCGCCCGCGCTTCGTACGCCGCTCCGGCTACGGCTTCTCGCCACGGCTTGACCCTCTTGCTCGATTCGACCATGACGCCTTTCCCGACGAAGCGCTTGCTGCCCTGTGGCGCTGGATCGCCGATGACGACGAACGCGATCGAGCGTCCGCTCATGCCGTCTCGTCCTTCGACGGCGGGACCAGCTTGAATCGCTCCCGCCGCTCTGCGATCGCTTCGTGGTGACCGACGAGGCGCTTCTGATCCTCCGGTGCGCCGACTCTCGCGAAGTGCTCGTACCACTCGCGGAACTCTTTCTCGACCCACTTGTCCGCGTCGTCACGGGTGCAGAACGCGACCCAGCCGCCCATGGCCTGGATCGTGGCGACGGAGATCGGGTCTTCGATCGGCGGCGTCCGGTACGAGCCGACGCTCGAGATCATGCGGACGGCCTGCGTGTAGGCCACCATCGCGTTGTCTCTCGACGTGATCGCGGCGCCTCCAGCCTGCTCCCGGATCTCGGCGGGCCGCGGCATGAACTTCGCCGTCCTCACGCACGCGGCCGCGCCCTTCTGAATCGCCTCGATCGAGAGATCCTTGAGCGCGTCGAAGTAGATCCCGATGACCACCTCGGACAGCTCGCGCTCGAAGGTCTCAGCGAGCGCCGTCAGGATCCCGGCGAATCGTGGCTTGTCAGATTCGATCATGTGGGGTTCTCCGTACCGGTCCGCTCGATCCAGCGTTTCGCTGCGGCGGCCGTGGCTTGGCCCT